CTCAATAATAAATCTTCTGCCGGTGGAACGGGATTATTAGGAATTGTGATTCTATAATCAGGTGCTAAAATTGGAATAGTTCCTGTTAGTGTATTAGATGAATTATTAGCATTGTTACTGTTTGCTGCGTTGTCTCTACCTAATGTATTTCTCCTTATATTTCTTGCAATGTTGGATTGGAAATTTTGTCTCAATCTCTGAGCACCTAACTTGGCAATAAAAGAATCTTGACTCAAAAACCCGTCACTTCCACTTGGGTCTCTAGTCAGAAGAATACTTGCAGGATTATAAAAGGAGGGAACAAATTTATAATATGGTTGGTTATTGAAAATTCCTGTCCCAAACTTTGGTGTCTCTAGAGCAATAATTCCTTCGCCAGCATCTTTAACTGTTTGGGTTCCGTCGGAGTAAGGATTAACTTTTTTCCATTTTTTCGATTCTGGTAATGCTTGTTCTAATATTCTTGCATCTTGTTGGAAAGGTCCGTACTCACCCTCATTTGAATGTTTGTTCATCAAAGCAGTTGGGTCGGGCACTTGTTTATATCCACCCTCGGCACCGTATCTATTCAACGGATAAAGTTTGTTGGCAAGTGTTGGGTTATCAATCAGAGCATCAGGACTATCTTTTACCGCAAGTTCTGACTGAACATAAACATAATTCAAAGGTGGCGTAATCTTTCTTGGTGATTTGCCGTATGGTTTCAGGTTTTTAGTAATACATTTTTTTCTGAAACTCTCTGAACTACCAATATCTAACGGGCTTGTTGCCATGAATTATTTTATAATAAATAGATTTAAATCAGTTTTTAATGTTTAAGCAGTACCTGATGTCTTCATGTTGTCTATCCCTTTTTTTACAATTGCCGTTACCGTTTGTTGTAAATCAGTTTTTGAATTTTTGAAAATCTCTGTCAGAGCAGTTTCTGTTAAACCTCCACCATCAACTTTAATTTTTATTTCTCCTCCAACATCAACATTACCTTTCACTAAAACTTCTTCATTTTGAAGTCTTCTTATGTTCGATGCACTTGGACCTGGTAATACAGGTGTTCTTGGTGTTGGACCTGGTAAGGTAGCCCCTGTTTTACCTGTTTTCCCACCTGGACTCGAGCCTCCGACATTTAGCACATCTAATGCATCTGTAATTTTTTTAATCATTGAATCAAGACCTGGAATTTTAATGTCAGCTCCCTTTAACATTCCTGACAATGCTCCAGGTATATCTTTCACACTTTTCCCTAATTCATCCATTACATTTTTTAAAGCATCTTCTTTTTGTTTACCCGTTGCCTTTGGGTCTGTTAAAATACTTAATGTTTTTTCTGTTTGTGCTTTTGTTGCTTCCCCAATTTCTTGAGCCTTGGCTGGTAAGGATTCTCTGAATAAATCACTTAAGCTCCCTGTTTGTTCTGCTAAAAATTTTTGGAATCTCTTGTCACCTGTCACCAAACCTGTCAACAACAGATTTGTTCTTTCCACCCCTTTAGCCATTTGGTCTGCGGTAGATAAAGATTGTGCCTGATATTCCTGAACTGTCATATCTTGTTGTTTTGTTTTGTCTACCAATTCTTTTAATTGCTCCGAGTTTAAATCTGCAATCCTTTTTTGTTCTCCACCCATTTCAACAAAATATTCTCCACCTTCTCCCATAGTTGCAATGTTGGCAATCAAAGCTTGGTCCTCTTCACTCAAACCAGCAGAGAATGGATTCTGTCCAACCGCAGATAGTCTATCGTCCAAACTAGCGGCTGCTAAAGCAGTTTCCCTCAATTTTGCTGCAGAAATACCAGTTGCATCACTTAATTCTCTCATTGTCAATATACCTTGTGGACTAATTTTGAATTGTTTTGCATCCTCATCAAAATAAGTAAATTGTTTGGTCATCTCTATGAGACTAGTCTGTAGACCACTTGGGTCATTAATTGACTGATTCATAAGTTGGAAAGGGTCTGTCAAATTACCAACACTAACTCCGAGTCTTTGGAAGGAAGATGCCATCTCTATTGCTTTATCTGGGTCAAGAACTTTATCTGCAAAATCAAATGTATCTTTCATATCAAATCTCAAAAGAGATGCTTGAGCCGCCATTTTGGTAAGTCCTTGGACTCCCTCTGAAAAATTAAACCTACTTAATTGTTCAGTATTTTTGACCACTTCAGCCATTACCACTCTGGCGTTTTGACCTATACTTTGAACATAACCTATCCCTTTAGCAACATTATCACCAATTTCTTTGGTTTGCATACCAACCTTTGTAAAATTAGCAACGATTGCCCCAACCTTTTCACCTGTTAGTTTTGAAACCGCAAATACCTCTTCGATTACTTCCTTTGACTCAACGACATTTCTTCTCGATGCAGCCGCAATGTCCGCAATGATTTCTCCAACATCACTGAATTTACCCCCCATTTTTACAATCTCGGGGGCGACTCCTTGCACTGACGACATGATGTCCGCTAAACCTTTTTTACTAATTAAAAAACTTTTAGTCAAACTTTCTGACTCCATGAGTAAATCACTAATAGCATCACCCATATTTTCGAAAGGTTTTGCCATTTTTTCAATTTCTTTTTGAAGTGCTTCGATACTTTGTTTTACAGTCTGTTCCGTTACTTTACCCGGTACTGATTGGTCTCCTGCTTCTTGCATAAAGTTTGTTTTTATATAAATAGAAAAGGGTTAAAAAATTTTAACCCTTTTGATTAAGTTCTATCCACTTGTCTAAAAGATACTTCCTCATAAAGATGGGAATATCCAAAAATTCGTGGTATGACATGTTCAATAATGTTTTCAAATAATAAAATTCATCTATTTGATTTTTTCTATAATCAGAAGAAAGGACGAAAAAATTCAACCCCAAAACCGACGTTAACTGTCAGTCTTCCTCCTGATGGGGTAATAATTTCTCTAGTCATGTCAAGTTTAGGCTCGTTAGCATTTAAGAAATTTCTTATGTGTTTTGAGTCGGCTATCGGCATTTTATCAATAAACCTTGTAATTTCCAATCTATCTGTCATACCATCAACTTCAACTATTTGTTTTTGAAGTCTCCAAGTAACTTTTGGGACTACTCGACCTGGAGGATAACTTTCTTCCATCTTGTCCAAATCCAAAATTTCACCATAAGTCATTGGTTTTATTTTAACATCAACATCACTTTTGGGTAATCTTGTAGTGAATGTGCCGTCCTCATTAGGTTGAATCCCTTTTTTTATATTTAACTCATCTAATCTAACCGTTGTTTCAAATTGTTTTTTTGTTTCAGGGTCAGTTGGAGTCAACTTCATTTCAGGACCAAAGGATGTGTTCCTCAAGAAAATTAAAACTGCCTCGACATCACCTTCCAATAAATCCTCGACTCTTACGTCTGGTTCGTAGATTTTACTTCTTAAAAGATTGAAAGTCATGTTTTCTCCTCCACCCAACAAAATATTTTCATCGTTAGCAGTCAAATAACCAACCTTCAAACTTTTCTTTTTATTTTTATAAAAAACACCTCCCGATGGTAGTTGAATTACATCGTGTGGTAGTGTTAAATTCGATTGAGCATATTCTCTTGATTTGTCTTCCATATAAAAAAATTAACCGTAAGTTTTATGTCTTACGGTTAAATATAATCGTTTTGTATTTTTTCTAAATAGAATTAGTATACTAACACGCATCTATCAGGTCTCAAACCAACTGTGATATCTGCCAAACTATCAGATTTGTAGTCCAAACTACCAAAGTTAGCACTTGTGATAAAACACCCATACATAATCCATTTTTCTACCACAACTCCTGTTGGGTCCAACATCTCCAAATCCACATCCTTTTTGTAACCCGCTGCGTATCCCATACGACCTGTGACAGATTCTGCATGTAGACGAACCCACTCCATAAGAGCTTGGGAGGCTGACGGTCCAATTGGGTCCAAGAATTTGACTTGCATTTCATCCCAAACAAACCTACCTGCAACATATGTTGATGTATTCAAAAACGGAATTTCCGTAGATGCAATCTTGATTGAAGGTCTTGCCGCTGTTGTTACGAACCATTCATTAATTCCCAAACTTGCTTCAAATCTTAATATGAATCGGTTTTGCCTTTTCGGTTCATAGGGTAAGGGCATCTTCATTAGTAAATCAGCCATATAATTAATTTTTTAATTTTTTGTTTATATCTTATAAATATTGTATTTTATAAAATTTTTTTATCTTTACTTTTATTTTAAAAATACGAACATTATTTTACTTCTTTCTTCTTTCCTCCAGCAGTAGAATAAGTTTTAACTTTTATATCTGCTTCTGGTTTATCTTTAAAATGTTTTTTCATCATTTCTACATTCTTAACATCATCATCTGAAAATCCTATCTTTGGTTTAACAGGAATAAATTTATTAGCTATTTCTGATTTAAGAAACGCTCTTTTATTCAGTTGTGATGCTAACCCTTTAACATAACTTACAAAATCATCCATTGCGATGACTTTAGCTTGTTCAGGATTTGTGGCGTTTTTATCATCCCCAAAAGACACAGGGTGAAACCTATTGAGTTCAAGATAATTTTTGATTAACTCTTCTTCATCCATTTCAGTTTCACCTACAAAACTTCTATACTTTTTTAAGTTTTTGAGAAGTTCTTCTTTGCTGATACCTCCGAATCCTAACATAATGTAGTTGTAAACAGCTTCTTTTAATACTTCAGGATTGTGTCCTCTTGCAGTTATGATTGCAAATATTGAGCCGTTGTTTACCGCTTCTCTGAAGTCATCAAACGCAGGTCCCAATTTTGCTTTCAATGAATCAGTAATAAATTTCTCATTTCCCTCTGTTCTGAAATTTCTAAAAGGATTTGGTGCAAATCCAACTATCGTCTTACCTTTATAATTAAAATCTGATTTTCCTATTTTACTTCTATATTCAGCGAAATCTTCTGTGCTCATACCAACCTCATCACCATTTTCATCTAAAAGAATAATTTTTGTTGGCATATGAACAATGTTATCATCCCAATCAAATGCATAATATTTCATGTCTGGAGTAGATGCTGAAAATCCTTCTTTAATAATTCTTTTCATAATAATCAAAAATGGGGGGGATTACTCCCCCCTTTTTTTTTAGATATTTTCAAATGAAGCTCCTGTTGGTGTGATTAAGAATTCGATATCAATGAATTCAAGAGCTTTAGTTGGTTTAAGATAAATTTTACCTGTCAAAGTATTTCTATCCAAATCTTCAGGAGAAGATGAAACCGTTACACGGAAATCATACAGACCTCTGTCTCTTCTAATACCATCCAATATTGGATTTACAGAGTCCAAGAACTGTTGTCTTACAATTTGGTCGTTTTGTTCGAACAACAATCTAACTGCGACAGCTGAAATTAATTTACGAGCTTGTAATAACAATCTTCTAACATTCAATCTGTTCAGAGCTGAATCAGCGACTTGAAGGGTCTTGTTACCCCAAATCACAGTTCCAACATCAGAGAAAGTTGCGATTGGATTTATTCTACCTTGATAAAGAGTATCTCTGTCTTGTTGAGTAAGTTTTACTCTCGCTTTGATAGAGTTAACTAAACCTCTTGTGTAACCCGCTGATGCGAACCATGGGAATGATATATTATCAGTAAGAGCTAAGTTTCTACAAACTTCACCTGTTGGAGGTAAGTAAATCTGTGTGTTATTAACAGTATCTCTTACTAAAATCCAAGGGTAATATGTTGCGGTATAGTTCGAATCAATTCCCGTGTTATCCAAGTTATCAACAGCCTCTTGTGAGTAAATAATTGCTTGAGGGTCAGTTGAATCAGGTAAATACATATTGTAGTCAGGTGTAGTTGCGATATAAACTGAATCCGCTCTTTGGAACTGAATCATATCAATCGCTTCCTCAACAAGGTTAGAGTTATTTACATAATCGATACTTGATGTTGCAAATACATTTATGTTTGTTGATTCAGGATTTGAGAATGATAAAATACCAAGTAAGTAAGCGTAGTAGTCAGAATTCGCGAAGTCTTGTGTGTTGTTTTCCACAACAATTCTCTTGAATATACCTTGACCCGTTGCGTTTGGATATCTTACGGAAGCCGCAGCTCCTGCTAAGTAACCTGACGCACCTAATTGGAATCTGTCTTGATTGGTTCTATACTCTCTATAGATGTCCCAACCATCAAATCCTCCAGCGAAACATACAGTATATTTTCTCGAATAGATGAAATAATAAGGGTTTTCTTGAGATTCAGGGTCATCTCTGAAGTCAGCAACTCCACATTCGAACGCTGTTTGACCTGAAGTATCGAAAGCATTTCCGATAGTTACAACTGTAGCTCCAGAGTCCATATGGAATCCTTTTGATATATAATTCCATTCTATTGAATCTGTAGCTAAAGCCCAATTTGTGGTTGGGTTTTGTTTACCTTTATATGAGAGGAAAGACTCGTCAACACCGAACTGTGTGGAAAAACCTAAATAAGTTCTTCTAACAACATCTCCCGCAGTTTCGACCGCATTTGAACCTCCCGAAGTTGTTCCAAAAGGTGGGTCGAATATAGTCTCACCAGGGAAATAATATTTTGTCTTATATACAATATTTGGTGAAGGGTTGTCCATACTTTCATATTGTCTTTGAATATAACCTCTGAATCCACAAGGTAGAGCATCTACAGGATAATCATCAGACATTTCCACCATAATATATTTCGACAACAAAGCATATTCACCGTCTTGCGAACCAATCTTTTTAGCTATGAAATTATTAGAAAGTGGGTCCAAATTACAATTTGTGAATTTTTCAATAACAATAGGATTAGCATCAGTGTCAAAGAAGTTTCTTACTAAAACATCAAATGTCATATTATTGAAAGATAGGTTAGCGATTGAAACTTTTACTTCATAGTTTGCAGAACCACCATCAGAAATTGAGATTAATCTGAATAAATTGTAAACTTTATTACCTCTCAATTCAGATACAAAGAAAGGAGTTTTTGGAGATTGATACCTTTCCAAATTCCAAGCTATTGTAGTTGTTGAAGTTGTGTCTCTTGCTTCAGGTAATGCAACCAAGTCACAATTCAAACCGCGAATATATCCTAAATTGTAAGCGTAGTTTAAAGCTCCAGGATAAATTTCTTCAACAAATAAAGGAACATCAAATCTTGATTTACCAAAGTTATCCACACCCAATACTTTCGTCATGTATTGAGAAGAAGATGCCAATAAAGAAGTTTCAAATGCGAAAGTATCGTTGTTTTTAGTAACCCCTGAAAGTAAGAATGTAGCGTATGGATTTGAAGTCACTCCTGAATACTCATTACTACAAACTAATTGGACATCAGTTAATCCTGTTACCTGATAAATTGGTCCGTGTTCATCACTTGTTGCGGAATTTGAAAATAATGAAATACCTCTCGAACGTAAGGTTGCAACAATCATATTATTATATTCATTGAATGCGGAACCCGAGAATGTGAAAAAGTTACCCGTAACGGTTCCTGTAAATTGACTTGAACTTCCTGAAATCAAGTTACTAACCCAAAAATCAAAAGAATACCCTGAATAACCATCACCGGTTGTGGGGTCAAAAGTTGCATAGAACCATGCATCGTTAGAACCAGTGTTCAAATCATTAGAAGATAAATCCAAATTCGAAACTTCGAATGCGTTAGTTAACCCTGTGTATATAGCATCAAGAGCATTATATTCAGTTGCCGGTACCGAACCGAAAACAAATGCGTTGGAACCCGAGAGAGATGGATTATCCATTATAAAATCCAAATAGGATGTGAAACTCTCTTCATATGAAGATGTCCCTCCGTTATTTAATCTATAAAGTTGAGTATAATTATTCAAAATCGGTGCTGGAAATGAAGTGCTCACCCAAGTTATACTATTACCAGACGCAACACCTGTAAAAGTTCCTGTCCAAGATTGAGTTGCAATCGTTGAATTAATACCCATAGTTTTTGGGTCAGGGTTGGCAATAACCTTCAAACTCCAAGAAGGACCCGCATCATATCCTGACAAACCAAGAATCCTTGTAAAGAACATCTGGTTCGATTGTTGTAAATAAGATTTAGCGATGTATGATGCCTCATATTTTGGGATTTGAGTTCCGTAAAACTTTGTAGGTTCAGTACCTCCGAAGTAAGCTTGGAACTCATCGTAATTTGTTATGAATACAGGTTCGAAAGCCGGACCTTTGATAGATTCCCCTACCAAACCCAAAGTTGTTACACCAACACTTTGAGCCACAAATGATAAGTCAGTTTCAGAGGTATAAACACCAGGTGAAACATAAACTTTTTGATTAGTTTGAATAGTTGCCATTATTAAGTTATTCTGTTATAGATTTATTTAAACATAAATATTCATAACAAGATGAAAAAACTTTACTTTTTGATATCTATTTATAAACGGTAGGAAAAAATTCTACCTTTTTTCTACCCATGAGAAAGAAGAAAGAGATAAAGAACATTAAAATTGACCCTGAAGTCCACCAAATATTAAAAAACTATTGTGATAAGAGGGGAAT